TTGTAATGCTATTATTCCATGACCTAATGTCACTGTTATGCTCACTGATTTTATTATTCAGTTTTGCGATCTCAATATTGGTCTTAGTTATTTCTTCAATTCTAGAGTTGATCGAATTGATTTTGGACTCAAGCTTTACTAGAGCTTCCTCTACTTCAACGAGTTGATTCTCACGGTCTGTAATACGAGTTTCTTTAAATTCATGCTCGATGCCTTGCTTACAAGTTGGGCAGTTATCATGATTATGAAAGAACTGAACTTCTTTTTTAAGGGATCGAATCTTAGTTTCTAGACTGTTCTCGAGTTCTAGGATCTTTGTCTTCTTTTGGCTTATTGTACTGGAATCATCAATAGTGGCTAATAAAGCTTCAATAGAAGTTTTTATCGTATCAATTTCAGTCGATGTTTGATCAATTTTACATTGTAGATCTTTTGCCATTTCCTCTTTATTGGAAATCAACTCATCGTTGTTTGTCTGCAATGATGTAATGTGCTTTAATGACATTTCGATCTTTTGATCAATAAGCTCAATCTGATACTCAGCATCTCTAATATCAGATTTATTTTGAGTAATCTTTTCTTTAAGTAGAGTATTCATCACCGAAAAGATTTGAATGTCAAGAAGATCTTCAATAACTTCTCGGCGAGCACCGGCAGGCAACTGCATAAACGGCACATAGTTTGCCGATCCAAGAACAACAATCTGACCAAATGACTTATGGTTCATCTTCAAGATATTCTTTTCGAGCATTTCTTGATACTCTCGGATATCTGAATTCTGATTAATCATTGTTCCGTTTTGGAATACTTCAAAGACGTTTGGTCTCATACCACGTCGGATCATATACTCTTTATGACCTACGGAAAATTCTATTTCAACCAAAAGGTTTTTGCCAGTGATGCTATTCATCAACTGGGGTTTGTTAATGTTACGGAAGGGCCTGCCATACAGAACAAAAAATAGAGCATCAAGGATGGTAGACTTACCTGCTCCATTCTCACCCAAAATCAAAGTTGATTTGGATCTATTAAGAATAATTTCTGTCCACTGATTACCGGTAGACAGTAAATTTTGCCACCGAAGTTTTTTAAATAAAATCATTATTTTAGATCATCCCAATGTTTCATTTCTTCATGCTCACGTCCAATTTCATATGCTGCACGAAGCCATTTTATAATAATTTCTATATTGTCGCCTTGATAATCATTGAGGTCTTCATATAGGCGTTCTATTCTCAGTGAATGGCTTTCAATTTCATACAACCAATCTTCAAATATCATAATGTTACTCCAATGAAAGAGCTTCTTGGTAGAGTGTAGATAAAAAGTTATCCAATTTAGATTTATCTACATTAGGAAACTGTTCGGTATATTTACGTAGAATAGTAAGAGTGTCCTCAGCCTCATCAATAATATCCGAGTCATCTTCAAGATTTAGATAAAGATTATCTTCAACTACCTGAAGGTCTAGAACTCCGGCCTTTTCAATTTTGTCAATGAACATATCAAACCAATATGGATTGTTCTTTTCACGGACGATAACCTTCACCATAGAACCGGAAAGATTAGATGTATCCAAATTCAAAACAGAATCCATATCATCCTGTGCATCGTCATAATGAAGTTTATTAAACATTCTATACCGATTTTCAATAAATGTCAACTCTCTTGTGTCGGTATCGAAAATATGGAATCCTTTTGGATCGTTCCAATCTGACCAGGTAATCTCGTAAGGACATCCGAGGTAGTGGATGTTTCCTCTTGAGGACTTGTGATGAAAATGGCCTGACATAACCATGTCGAATTTGTTGAAAATGTCTCCTGAGAATCCGTGATCATTAACGGCTCCTCGATACATTTCAAATCCAGTAATTTCGAGGTGTCCGAAAAGAACTTGGGCTCTAGTGGATTCAATAAAATCCATACTGTGGGTATAATTCCCACTGCAAATCCAAGGAAGAAACGCGACTTCGAGCCCATCAATAGTTACCTCTGCTGGTTCATAATAACATTGGATATTTGTGTACTCCTTGAGCAGGAGATCTGGAGAGTTGATGTCATTAGTATTTTTGTATGACGTATCGTGGTTGCCGATAATTGCATGAACTTTTAAGTTCTGATTTCGAGCCGGTTCGAAAAAATACTTACGACATCTAGAAAGAGAAACAAAGTTAATATACTTACGACGGTCAAACATATCTCCAAGGTGGATTACCTCGGTGATGTTATGTTCTTTTAAATAGGGAAAGAATTGTTCCAAATAGAATTTTTCAAAGAAATTATGGAACCCTTCATTATCCCCTCTCGCCCCATAATGAGTGTCGGTGATCAATGCGATTTTCATACTATTTTGTTCTTTTGCTTTCTTGCATATTCAGTTAGTGCGGTATCACAACCATCTCGAATCCGCTCGAGTGTCTGCTGATGATTAAACCTAATTCGGTCGGGTGTAGAAGGATCCAGAAGTGCTTCTATGGATTGACTTACAATAGGTGGTAGATTATCATATCTCATTATCTTCTCCGAGGAAGTTCTCTATTCCTTTTTTCTTTTTTTCCTTAACCGGTTTATTCTTTTCAAACTTCAATATGAGCTCATTAGAACGTTCATCATTTAGGTGGACAAAGATGGCATTAAAGTGATCGGAATCTTCTGACTGTTCTACCAAAGTATTCATAATAGAAGAGTTAATGAGTGACTTCTGTTTGATGTATTGTTGCTTTTGCTCTTTTTGAATCCGTCTAAGAAACGCATAGTAAATGATAGTCGTAAAATATGCAAATGGATTCTTAGATTTGTCTGGATTAAAGTTATGCAGATACATTAGGCAATTTTCGATGCCGTCTGAAATCATTTCTTCCTTATATGAGTATCCAGAAAAGTTCGGTTTGGTTGCTAATTTAGTAGCAATCTTATAAATGGCCAATCCAATATACTCGGGGACTCGAGGGTGTTTTGATTCAGGTAGACAATTTTCTTTAGCTTCGTTAAGCTTCCCTAGATACTTTATCATTTCTGTATAAAGTAATTTATTGTCGACATAATGAACTTTTACTGGCTTTTTCATTGAAGGTTACCTGAAACTACATGGGTTGGATTAAACTCTATTTCTGACTCCGCTAATGCTAAGAGATACTTTACATAATATTTTAACATTTTGTCTGAAGGTTGTATATAAGTTATAATATACTTTCTATCAAAAGTAAACAACATTTCCTCACTATATGGCATAAAGTTCAAAAATTTTAATCCGTATTCGCCACTATAGAAATCATATTCGTAAGATAGTTTTACTGGGTCTGAAACATTGAGGTATTGATCATCCTCAGAGTCAATTTTTGCTATGATTTCTTCACCGGTTATTAATTTAAAGCAGATTGTTTTCATATTTTTAATGGTACCACATGAATAGAATAATCAAATTTCTCTAGATCATAAATCTTAGAGCGTTCGGCGAAGTGATTTAAAGTATAATTCTTATGGGATTTGTATGAGAGGTCGTCGACGATATCATACAATATTGCTTCATCCTTTGTAGAATGCATACGTAACATTCTACCAATTGACTGCAGCACCTTAATCTTAGATTTAGATGGGGATGCTGCAATCATATGGTGAAGTTTGTTTATGGAGACACCGGTTGAGGTTGTTCCAAGTGAAGCAATAAGTGTGGCGTTATGTTCGTCCTCAATAGCTTTGCGGATTGACTCTCTGTCTTTGGCTGCGATGCTTCCGTCGATATAGAAGACGTTGGAGTCGGATTTACCGCTAATAAGACTGTAAAGAGTTTTGCCATGATCGATGATTTTAAAGAAAACAAGTTTATTTCCTTTCAGAGAAAGTGTGAGATTTTTAATGAATTTATTACGTTCTGGGGATGCCACAAGAAAATCTATTTCTTCTGCATATGTTTTACCTTTAACCGTTTTTGCAACCTCTTCCGGATATTTAAGAATAATGCATTTAATCTTGAGTTTGGCAACATACCCTTGATCCATAAGCTCTCGAGTAGAGATTGCTTTATACTTCGGACCAAATAGACCCTCAATTGTTGCCTCGTTTAATGGATTACCGTCAAGAGTACCTGTGGTACCAAATCTGTATTTACAATTTTCTAGACTGCTGAGAATCTGAACAAGGCTTGTGGCTTTACAACCGTGTGCCTCGTCACCAAAAACATAACCGAACTGTTGGTACCACTGTTTCGGCATTTTAGACTTGCCGTTATTAAGAGACTGCCACGTGGTAATAACCATATCGGCTTCAATGTCATTTGACTTGAGAAGACCGCCGATGGACGTGTGTATAGTTCCGGTATATCCATAGTCCCTAAAGTCACTTTCCATCTGAGTGACAAGACCGATGGTAGGGACAATAATAAGTCCTTTATGGTGTTTATACCATTGTGATATGATGTAAATCATCAGAGATTTACCAGATGATGTAGGACTTAATAGTGTTCTTCTGTGGGATGTCAAGCACTTTAGGATAGACTTTAATTGGTAGTCTCTTGAGGAATATTTACTTGGGATATTAAGCGTGGTAATAAAGTTTTCTAATGCTTCTTCACCGATGAACTCGTATTTGAGCTCATCGTCAAATGAAAATGTATAATCTCTGGATTCACAGAATTTCTTTATTCGTTGAGAAAGGCCACTATAAACTACGCCGGTTAGACTATGAACAAGTCGTATTTTACCATCCCACATTCTGGATCTATATTTGGGACTAAATTTATAATTGTCCGCAAAAAACGTCAGATATTCTGAAAGCTCCATCAGTATGGATGGTTCAGCAATAACCTTAACGTGAACATAGTTAATAAACTTTAAATGAACGTCGGACAATCTTAAATTCCCATCTTAAACTTCTCCCAATCAATTGCAGCCCGAATATTGAAATTGCGATCACGTAGAGATCTAATAATAGATTCCAGTAAGTCTACCTTTTCATGTTGAATACCGATCTTCAATACGAGATTAATTACATCTTGATCCGTATCAACATATGTACTTGCGTCGGCTCTGAGTATTTTGCCGATTGGTGGGAGACGCCATCCTAGCTTGTGTGTTTCTTCAGTAGGACCTTGAGTATAAAACTCAAACTTATCCTTCTTCAGGACCTTTAGATCGGTTTCGTACTTACGTAGAGTAAGCCGCTCGTTAACAAAGATCCTGTAGTATTTATGATGTAGCTTAGAGATGTTTAAAGACTCGTCGGATAGATTTTGCTTGTCTATTACGGTGTCTACTTCCCACATACTCAGAATATCTTCTAATTTCATAATATATACTCCATGTATGCTATATACTCTTTATATCATACTTGAGATAACATGTCAATATAGTTTGTGGTTACCTTAGGGAGTTTACCCAACTTTTTATTTTTCTTGGCTTGTTCTATGTGGAACCTATTGGCTCTTTGCATATAAGTAATGCCTTCCAGATGATCATATTCATGAAGTGCTACTCTAGCAGTAAGTCCAGAAAATATCTTGGTTTCAGTATTGCCATTTGGTTCGGTATATCTGATTTTGATTTTTTGAGGTCTTTTAACCTTTATATATAAGTTTGGGTATGAGAGGCAACCTTCTTCTAGATAAATGGTTTCCTCACTGTAATCCACAATCCTCGGATTAAAGCAAACAATGATCTTCTCAGCCTTAATAGCAAATGCTCTATATGGTAATCCGATCTGATTAGCTGACAACCCCAGTCCATCATTATATAACATAGTTTCAGCTAGATCATGAGCTAATTGAACTGGGTCGGTTGGTGGGTTGAAAAAGTCAAACTCCTCCAGCCTATGTTTTAGAATGGGGTCGTTAGATGGAACTAATGTGTGAATCATAATAAACTCCTAATATTAATACTCTGACCGTATAAACTCATTATACCATAAACTCAAGCTTTGTAAATACTTTTCTAGGCATTTTCGTAATAAAATCTTTCAAACCTAAATGATGCAGTCGCTGTTGCATATTGCACCTCAGTTAAAGTGCTGTCAAATGTCAAATCAGAAAGAGTTACCGGAAACATATTAGTAAATCTTATATTCTTTAAAAGTTTTTGATTGCTATTGAGAATGAGAACACTGCCGTCAATGAATTTTCTTCTATAGGTTCCCAGACCGTCTGGATAGCCTAGACCTACCATCCAATCAAAGATCTCCATATAGTCCTTCATTTCCTCACCAACCATAAAGGTTACGGTGAGTTGTTCGTATGAGATATTGCCAGGTTCTGGAATTACGACAAATGGTGTAGGAATATCTATGGTCCCAAGATTCAATCCCGGGATATTTACTGTTTGGACTCTCATTTCCAATTCGGGTGTAGTATTCAATTTTAATCTAAAATTAAGTTGTGATAGATTATTTTGCTGCATACTAATAACTCCATTGACATTATTGTGTAGTATTTATATACTAAAAAGGTGGGGAAACCTTTCGGAATCCCCACCAAGTTTGTAATTATTATGTTTTAATTATTACATTAGGTTGGATACGATAAGTCTACGATAGTAAACGTTGGTATCCTGTGCGAGTCTTCCCGCACCTTCGTTTGGCACCTTTTCGGCGAATGGGTTTGCGACCATTCCGTAACGTGTCTTGAAACCAATCTTTGGCTGGAAGGTGTCTGGGTCAACTGCACGAACCATCTGTAGTGGAACATATGGGCAGTAGAACACGCCAGCGTCGAATGCGCTTGAACCCTTATAGCCTACAACCATGTAGTTGGTGCCTGCATATGGGTCAACATAAACACGTAGACGACCGTTAAGAACACCAGCAAAGGTATTGCCTGTGTCGTCAACCTGGAGGTTGTTGGAGTTAAGTGCAGGAGCGTAGTCAAGTACACCGGCCATTTGAAGAGCAGAAGCAACATCTGAAGAACAGATGATGATGTTGCCCTTACCACGTCTGGTATCCTTAGCGATTTGGTTAGCTTCACGCTCTACCTGGAACATAAGACCCTTGAACTTTTCAACTGACCAACGGCCGTTTGAATCGGTGTCAAGATCGAAGATACCAGGAGTTGTTGTACCTTCAGCGGCACCACGTACACCTGTTACGATGAGTGTGCGGATAACTTCACGGTTGATTTCAGCAAGAATTTCTGCAGACAGAATGTTTGAAAGTTCTGTTTCAGCATCTAGACCGTGGATTGCCTTGAGATCCTGAGCAAGTTCAAGGCTGTATTCAGCTTTGAGTGCACGTGTCTTAGCAGTTACACTGACCTTCTCGATTGAGAATGCCATTTCTGGGAATACTGAAGTTGAAGTTGAACCTAGACCTTCAGCAAGTGAAGTCTTCATACCACCGGCAAAGTTGTAGTCGGCGTTAAGTGCGTTGTTGGACGCAACTGGAGCTGTACCGATATTTTGAGCGGCACCACCTGGGTTTGTAGCTAATGCATAACCAGCGTCTGTTGCAGATGCGTTTGCACCACCACGAGCAGAGAAACCTGTGTTAGCTTCGTTGTAGAATGCTTCAGCACCGTCTTGTGCATTATAACGTGCACGCATAGCGAAGATAAGTCCTGTTGGACCTGTCATTGGCTGCACGCCGCAAACGTCATAAGCAATGAGGTTTGGCATCGCACGACGTACGAGTGAAATTAGAACTGGATCGAAAGTGTCAATTGAACCGTCACCAGCAGCGGATGATGAATTGCCCATTGAGTTTGTTGGAGCAGCTTCACCAAGGAATGAATGACCACCATTCATTGCAGCACGTCCTTCACGCATTGCATTTTCGGTGTTTTCTAGAACCTGGGCAGTAACTGCACGCTTGTGAGCATCCTTAATTGTTGGAAGGTCCTGGTGCTCCAGGATTGGCTTCCACTTATTTTGAATTTCTTCAGCTAAATAAGACATTTATTTTCTTCTCCCTTAAACAAAAGCTTTTAATTTTTAAGCTTGTATTTTATTTATTATTTTATTGATTTTGAAATTGCACTCATATATTGCTTCATTTGAGCAGGTACACGAATATCGGAAGTTGTTTCTTCGTCTGAACCATCAATTGATTCTGTGATCAAACCAGTTGGGGTTGCTTTGGATTTAGTGGAGAAGTAATTCTCCTTAATGATTTCCAACTTTCTGCGATATGCATCTGCGTCAGAATATTCAATACCTTCGGAAAGTGTACGAAGCTTTTCTACTTGTGTTTCAGCAAGACCTTCGGATACATCATCAAGAATTGAAATAGCTGTTGCTTCATTGATGATTGCTTCTAGTTCAATCTTCTGGTCGAGTGTTTCATTGAGCTTTGCTTTGACTTCGTCAAGTTCAGCTTTCATTTCAGCAACAAGATCAACCTTTTCGTCTGGAACAGTGATATAGTGTTCAGCGAATAGATTTTGTAGGCCTGTAATGAAGTTTTCAGCAATCTCTGTACGGAGTGAAGATTCGATAGCAATTTGATTTTCTGCCATCCACTGTTCTACAACGTAGTCGAGATATTGATCGAGTTTACCTGAAACATCTTCAAACATCTTTTCAGAAGCTTCCTGAAGTTCAGCTTCAAACTTCTCTTCATATTGCTCTTCAAGACGGGCGATTTCTAGATTGATGCGTGTGTTAACAGCCGCTTCAAAGATTGTTTCAGCCTTTTCTCTGAACTCTTCTGAAAGTTCATCAGCACTGAACATATCGTCAACATCTTCCTTCCATGCACCCTTACCGATAGCGGCAGATGGCTTCATGTTAACTGTTGCTTTGTTTGATGCAGACTTATCTTCAGCTCCAGGTGCCTTGTTTGGGCCAAACTGTGACTGAACGTCATTGAATAGGTTTGATAGATCTTCTTTACCGAGTTGTGCAAGAAGTGATGTAAAGGTAGCAAGTGTTTCTGCCTTTGAATCACCTGGTGCAGCACCTGGCTTTAGAGAATTAGCGGCATCTGTTGCTTCTTCAATCGCTTCATCTGTACCGATATCCTCGAAAGTTTCATTCTCTTCCATTTTTTACTCCTTATTTGGTAATTTAATTTATTTATTAATACTGAATTTTTGAAATTTTGGTTAAATATGTTTCAAATAATTTAAGTTTGCGATGTTCATCTAAACTCTTAGTTTGAACCGACTTTTCAATCTCTTGTTTAGCTTGTTCAGCCAATTCAATCGCTTTCCAACCGAGGCGGTCATCGTAAACCCAATCTAATGATTCCATAATACCATTTACCCAAGCGTCAGGAGCTGATGGATCCGCAACAATATCCGCAGCTGTAGCTAAACGGAAATCGTCTTGAACTTCATTGATACCTTCTTTATTGAGCTTTAAAGAACCAAGGCCGCGTGATGAAACACCGAGACGAGCACCGGATTCGATAATACCTCTGGCAATGTTACCCATAGGTGTATTTGTAATCATGGCTCTACCAACATAATCAGTTCCTTCTTTTCTAAGAGAAACGATTCTATGTGATACTCTGTCTAGATTAATTTGTGGACCGTTTGGATGACCTAATTCACCCATAGCGGTCTTTTGATCTACTGATTCTTTAATGTAACGAGCAACTTCGCGATCCATCACTTCTTCTGGATACATGCGGCCATTGCGGTTCTTGATAGAAGATTGAAGAAAGACACCCTCGATGTAAAGGTTCTTACCACCATCTTCCTTGGCTTCTGTTACGTATTGAATATCTTCTGTTAATTCGGTAATAAGTTTCATCTTACAATGCCTTTAATTTTGGAAATATTCACTGGTAAAATTTCCTTCTTTTTGAAGTTCTATCATTAAATATCCTGCAGTAGTACCAACTAAATTAGCACTTAATGTAGCACCAGTATCTAATTTTATTGCGTTACCATTACCAGCAAAGTCTGTATAACTGGTAGAATCCAGAATTGCTACTGTATTAGCACCTCTCTTGATTTCCCAATATGACACGCTACCTGAAGGGGAACCATACCATACCTGAGTAATATAAGCACCAGTGAGCACTTCGTTATCAATTGCAATATCACTTACCGTAGAATTACCAGCAATAACTACAGTTCCATTAGATACAAAGTGAAGGGTTGTAGATAGATTTTTTCTGTTAGCTATAATTCTGTGAGGCATTATTCAGTCCCTCTATTTGCTATAGCAAAATCTAGAAGAGAATTAATACCATCCATATCTGATGCAGATTCTAGCATTCTCATTTGATTTTGCTCATTAAGAGATTCAAACATTGAAAGAAGAATATGAATATTTTGTTCAGATACATCTTGATCCGCAAGACAATCGACTAGGCGCTCTTGTGGAGTAGGTATTTCTACATCTTCTGGAATATAAGTATCAATAAAATTATTCAGAATTTCTTCTTTAGTGAGTTTCTTCACCGCAGTTTCGATACCCTTGTGACGCTTCGATAACTTTTTCTCTAGCGGATTGTTTGGAGTATATGGATCATTTCTAGAAATTGCTGTTCCATCTTTTATCCCACTTCTGTAGGATGTCATATCGATGGAATCTTTTGCTTTGTTAATATAGCGACCCACTGTTGACTTTGAAAGTTCATCTAGTGCTTCTTCACCAATTTCTAATTCTTCCTTAGCAAGTTTATCAACAGCCTTTCCAATACCGGCCCTACGCTTTACTGCTTTCATTGCATCGGCCGAAGCAGGTTCATCATCTTTAACTTTTAGGCCTACATTAAGTGAATGTTTTTGAACTTCACCGGTTGATTTTTTAATATAGTTTCCAAGAGTTTTCTTTGAAAGTTCATCTAGTACTTCTTCAGCAATAGCATCCAATGTTTCTTCATCAAATTCTTCACCTAATTCGTCTGCGGCATCTACAAGAGATTTAAGAACTTGATCTCTGAGGTCTTCGTATACCTTTTCATCTTCGCCAACATCATAGCCTTTGCGTTCTTCTTTACGCTTGATGTACTTGGTATTACCTTTAAACACATCGTCGCCGTTTCCGTTACGATCTTTGTGCTTAATAGTTACGTGTTTATCTACGAAGTCTGCTTCATCTTTAGCCTTAGGGCGATAAACTTCGAATAAATCTTTAATTGACTTAGGCATCTAACTCGTCTCCATCTAGATCTTCTAGATCCAGATCATCGAGATCTAGATCTTCCAAATCAATTTCAAAATCCTCATCCTCAAAGTCATCATCTTCCTGATCGGCAGCTTCAAAGTCTACTTCGTCAGTACTGTCTGCATCATCAGAACCATAAACACTTTGTGCTAATTCGTTCTTTTTATTTTCCAAAGCAATAGCAGCCTTTGATCTTAGTATATCATCAATAGCTGAAGAAAAATCGGTGGGATTTTTATCAATTGCAAAACCAAGTAAATCAGTTACGTCTGGCATATAAACTTCCTTTAATGTTTAATTTATTTATAAAATAACTTATTGCGCGACCTGACTTGCTATAGGTAGCTCTTGTTGCTCATCCCCCGCTTCAGGCTGACCCTCATCTGGTGATTCTGCCACTGGTGGTTGTGGATTATATTGTTCATCATCCTTTTCATCTTCAATCTGTTTATCGAGTTCTTCTATTTCCTCATCAGATTGTTTCAGAACGTTTCGGCGGATCCACTCATGTGAATAATACTTGCCTGCATAATCATCAATATCTCTAAGCATTGTGATGCGATCACGTAATATTTCAGTTTCTTTTAATTCTGCATAATAGTTATCTTGAGCAAATTTATAACGAATGGAATCTTTAATATCATCCCACTCTTCAATAGTAATAATACCCTTAAGGATGAGTTGACGTTCTAGAATTTTGGTGAATAATGTAGCAAATTTATTACGAAGACGATTTGTAAATTTGGAAAACTTAACTTCGTCTCTAGTAATTTCAGTAGCTCTACCAAAGTTAAACTGCAATTCAGGATCCAATCTAGAGACTGGAACGTTCAATGCTTTATATAACTTCTTCTGGAAGTAAATTACGTCATCCATTTGACCAAGATTTTGTCCACCTGGCAATGTAGTGATTTCGGTGCCTCGGCCCTCACGGCGCGGCAACCAAAAGTCTTCCAACATTGTCATAAACTTGCGGTCGTCTCTGATCTCACCTGTAGCAGCATCATAAACAAGTTTATTTTTAAACTTAATCATAATATCACGAAGATATTGCTCTGCTTTTGCTTTAGGTAGATTACCAACATCAATGTAAAAAATACGACGTTCTGGTGCACGACTAATTCTATAAATGACCAATGAGTCTTCCATTGATCTTAACTGATTTATTGGTTTAATTGCTTTATGCAGATACGATTGGACTAAATCTCCGTTTGGTGATGTTAGGCCAGATGTACACTGAACGATGGAATCTTTGGCAATTTTAATTCCACCAATCGTATTAGTAGGAATTGAAGAATTACCTGCAGTCTTAGCAAATCCTTTATCATTATAGATAAAGTATTCATTTGACATTTGGTTTAATGGGACATTATCCGCAACGCCCTTCTTCTTGACTGTGCGAACTTTACGGATTTTTCTCGGATCAATGTATCTTAATTCTCGAATACCATTTTTAGGATTGTTTTCATCAATAATAACGTGATAATATAAACGACCATCTACATACCAACGTCTAAAGATTTCATATCCAAGATTGGTAAACTCTAGTAGACTTAATATGTCTGTAAATTCTGATATGAATAATTTTTTAATTCTGTCTGGTAGTTCTATTTCGTCAAGAATTAATTCCACAAGTTTTGTTTCTGGTTCTTGTGTGATTACTTCATTGACAATGTCATCAACTGCCATATCAATTTCTGGATGGCTGGCCATTTCACGGTACTTATTAACTAATTCGGCCTCTGTTCTAATAGAGCCGTCTAAGTCTACATAAGTACCGTAAATGCCACCTTCGTTTACAACTACTGCACCGTCATCCGCTGTTTTAGGTGCGAACGAAACGGGTTCTTCAATTTTTCTTCGGATTTCAAATCCAAATATTTTTGCCATAATTTATTCCAAATTCAAAATTACTGAACCGTACCCGGTCCACCTGAAACCGTATAATAATCATAAGAGAATTCAACCTGGAAAGTTTCAATTCTATTATTGTCTTCCCAACTCAATTCAATAGGGCCAATCTGAAGTGGGAACAGACCGACAAATTTATATGTTCTAATCTGTCCGCTGGTCTCTGTTCTTGCAGCCTTTGTGAATTGAGTAACCGTAGCATCCTCTTTATATATATCTGGTGATGCAGTTGAGGTTTGTAAGTTACCAACCAAAGAATTAATTCTATTGTGCCAAGTTTCTAGAATATGACGAACTTTGAAGTCTTCGTCATTAATCACTGTAACCTGCCAGTTGTCAAATGTTCTATCACCCGCAACCTTAATTTTACGTCCCCAATAAGAAACTTCAATTGGATTAATTGTTGATGCAGGCAGCGATGCTGCCTGTACCATGAACGGTGATGCTAAGCTAAGTTCTGTATTAAACTTCGCATTTAATTGAACCTGGAATAAGGTAGGGCGTGCCCCACCAAATTTCAGATTTGTTCTAATATCATTGACACTAAACGCCATTTAGTAATCTCCTTTGAATTTATTTATCTACTTTAGCCAACAATCTCAGAGAACTCTATACCAGAACGGACGGCAACGAAGTTCAATTGGATAAAGTTAATAGATCTAGCAGGCTTGATATAAATGTCGCCTACGAATCTATTAGAATCAATAACCTGTGGAGTATTATTGGTTTCATCGCAAACCACCTTATAGTCATAGATACCACGACGTCCTTGAACATCACGTAAGAATGGTTCTACGAGATTCACAAACTGCGCTCTAGTAAACTCATCATTGAATTCGAATAGAAGCGATTTGGAAGCATTTGAAATGGCTTTTTCAAGAGTGATAAACAATCTACGAACATTAATTCTATCAAATGCAGACGGTTTTGCAAGTAGAGTTTTATCACCGAACAGATTTGTACCCTGACCTTGTTGTGTAATTACTGGATTGATTCCATTTTTATATAATTGATCACGTTCGCTCTTATTTGGATTGAAAGCCAATTTAACAACATTGCGGATAGCACCTCTAGCTGTACCGGCTGGTGAGTACCATGGATCTCTCTCGGCATCAGTGCGAGCACATAGACCCGCAATGTCTCCGTTTAGTGGAATCCAACGATAAAGGTCGTTGTACTTATCATACTGATATTTGTAACCAGAATCAAGTACCGCATATGATGAAGAACGAAGTGAATTTCTAAATGCGATAATATTGTCAGCCGCATTAACGGTTTGATTTACTACATCATCCTTAGATGGTGAAACAAATACAACACAATCTTTTCTTACTTCTGCAATGTTATCAATCACATAGTTAGCTAATTGAGTATCACTGATACCACGATTTCTACCTGTAATCACAAGAGAAATATCAGATTCCTCTGGAGACACAAATAGGTCATATGCCTTAGAAATTGCCTGAAGTGACATGCTAGTTTCATCACTAGTAGAACCACCTCTGAGCGACAATGATAACGGAAGAGTTGGTGTCGATGTTGCAACATTAAGTGCTGTGGCTGAAGCCGCACTGGTACGATCCTTACCGACCCAAATATAATTAGAACGGCTATTGATCACGTTCTTGTAATAGTTTGTAGTACCATCAGACAATTTGGAATCTGTTGCACGGGAAAGAGCCTGGTAGGTTTCTAATACAGCACCAGGAGATCCTGTAAATTCACCGTCTTCGTCTACAACAACAACGTGGATTTCATCTTTTTGTGTCTTAGGGTCTGCAAACTGAAGTGCAGTATTACCATTTGCTTCAACATAAGATGAACGTCCAGGCGCGTCATTAACCTGAGAGAAATATTCCCAGAAACGTTGAACTGAAGTCGTTGTGTTATAAACTCCATCATCAACCGCAATCTTTAATGGTTGGTCAAACTTAAGAGTAAACGCAGCACGTCCACCCGTTGTAGCCGCCACTGGAGTGATTGCAGTAATCTTAAGATATTGAGATGTTGAACCAGCATCACCAAGCTTCAGATAATCACCAAGAATAAAGTTATTGCTGACCGAAGCAAGAGTAGGTATTGACAATGGGTTATTACCAGGTAATACTGTGCTATTAGCTAATGTAATAGTAGCTTCAGTAGAACTGACTGGCATTGTAAGTTCTCCATCAAAGTTTCCTGTAAGGAGTGATGTTGATAGAGTTAAATTCACGAATGCACCCGCCCCTGTGGAAGCACCGCCAGTATTGCTAGTAACTGAAGATGGTGTTACTGGGTTTACTGGAAGAGATTCACCGAAGAAATTACCCGCAGTATTAACAGATAAACTTACAACGTTTCCTAGTGTATTTGTTGTTACAGTTAATTTTGCTGGTGTTGACCAACCTGTGCTTCCAAAAACTAAGAAATCACCATTTGAATATCCAGTACCTACGGATGCCACCGCAAATCCATCAGCATTTGCCACGGCTCCAGCGGATACAGTAGAAACGTTAGAAGAATATGAAACAACGTCATTAAGAACTAGTGTTGAAGAATACTGATTTGCACTGTCGCAAACAGAAACCTTAAGTGAATTTCCAAGAGTTCCGATGCTACGTGCATAATATTCTGGAGCTGAAACTCCGGTCAGAGCCGTTGTTCTTGACTCGTAATCACTAGCATTCTTTACTGTGTATGTAGAAGAAGGACTTAATGATGGATTGGATGTTGCAATCGCAGAATAATCTAATGTATTATATGCTCTGCTCACATAGAGTGTTCTGGAATATGCTAAGAAGTTAGCAGCAGAAAACCAAGTTTCTGCATTCTCATTATTTGGCTTACCAAATTTGTTAACGAGATCATTTTCTGATGTAATTAGAACTCTTTCTTCAACTGGGCCCCAACGAAATACACCGGCAATAGCTGCAGAGGTTGTATCTACTGATGGTACAATTGTAGTAAGATCAATTTCTGAGACGCTTACACCAGGACTTAGCTGAAATCCTCCGCCACCGGTTCCGAAATTTTGTACGGCCATTTATATCTCCCTTGAAGGCAAAATTATTATATGAGTTATATGTCTTTATTTATACTTTTGAGGAATTAGAAATTAAACTCGGGCCGGAACGTTTGTGTTAAATCTATAATGTCATCGTCTGGGTGTCCTTCATCATGGAATCCAAACGGTACCAATTCATCTTCTAATTGTGAATCTGTCTTATCTCTAAGTAAATTTAATGTATTAATATCAGTTAATTCTTTAAAATATTGTTGATCTGACATCCATGCGAATAGTACCAAGCACATTACTAAGTCGTCATTACATCCAGATTCGGCCTCATAAGAAGTTCCTTTTCTAGAGAATCTTGACAATTCATGAATTGTTGCGTGGTCATTTATGATTAATTGTCTTTGTTCTATTAGAAGTTTTAACATAGAACAACCGATTGATTTTACTGTCTTTGTGGTTCTAATACCACGTTCGGCTGCTCCTTTACTAAACCCAGCAGATATTCTTTTACCTCTAGCTCCGGCATTTTCGGTAAAGATTATATTTTCACATTCATAATCAAAATATAAAGAGTCTGCAACTTGTCCACCAATATCGTTTATTTCAACTAGTACTGTGGCCTCATTGTAGGATTTGGAAATAGTATAGATTATAGATGCGAAATCCAATGGCGTGATCATATTATTCTTGAATGTGCAGACCTGTTCATAGGGCATTTGAGTAATATCAATCACTTGGAAAGCTGAATAGTCAAGTCCCTTACCACGAGACACGTCAACCACAATACAATACCTTCTGTCGGGTTGTTTTTCTTTATAAACAGTAAGACCATCTCTAGATGCAATTGGTTGTATAGCGACAAGAGACTTAAGAACCGCACCCGAAATTAGTGTACCAGATGAACCAAGCCAAGCACACTCAAACTCCTGTGCAAACTTCTCATGGTCGAAGTCCATAGCAGCAAGTGTTTCTTTATGCCACTCTTCCCCGCGCCCTGGAACTTGTTGCCAAGGAACCTCAACATACTGATAGCCGTTGGTTCCCTCTCTTGCTCCCATACAAGTTTTATAGAAGTGATTTAAACCATTCGGTGTGGAAGTAAATAGGACCTTGGTAGTTTCACCAGATGAAATCGTTGGGAAAACGGAAGCAAAGAATTCATCCCAATTTTCTACGAATGCAGCTTCATCGATGTATAGAAGTGAAATAGATTTACCACGGATGGCGGATGAGGATGTCGCCGCAGCAATAACCTTACATCCATTTTCAAGTGTAATAGAACCCTTGTTCCATTCTTCAACTCCCTGCTGTAACCAATCGGGAAGTGCTTCATATGCATTCTTGATACGCTCAAGGATTTCACGAGCGGCATCACCCTTGTTAGCAAGTAGAGCAACAGTCTTGTGATCATTAAATAGTATGTAGTGAAGAATGATTGCGGCAGCAGTAGTAGTTTTACCGGCCTGTCTTGAGGTGACTACGGTAACTCGGCGGTTATTCTGAACCTTTTCAATAATTTCTTTTTGATAGTCGTATAGGACGATTGGAATGAATCCATGATCGACGTGAACAATCTTAATATACTTTTCAGCAAAGTAAACTGGATCCTGTGCACACTTTATCCACTCTTGGATCTGTTCTTGAGTCCAAGGGATTTTTCTACGAGACTTCTTTAATAATGGATTCCCATTATAACCTTTTTCGAAAATCATCTTTTATTTTTCATATCTTCAATCATTTGTTGTAATTCAGCAGTACTGCCAACAAATACATTATTATTAGTGATGGTCTGACCATCGTCACTATCACCCGGTTTCTTCTGGTCAAGTCTTTGTTTCTTGATATGTAAGTCAGCCATGTTCATGCTGATATCTGAATAGGTTTTCAATAGACCGTTAAGTGTTTCATATGCTTTGGGGTGCTGAGATTGTTGGGCAATATTGAGCATGTCTTGAATTGCTTGTTGGGCAATACTTACAGCATCATGTAAATTAGATCTAGCATCATCTACATCCTCTTCGATCTTTTGATCTTGAGAAATAATATCTTCTGGGTCCTCATCCTCCACAATAATCATAGGAAGTGGATTAAGTCCCAGAGTTTTTTCTAATTTTCTACTCATATTAAACGTTCTCAATAATATCCGTTATAAAGCCCCAGTCGCTATTTGCACTAATTGTATTCCAATCTTCTAATGGTCCTGGGCTCACTGAAATTGAAATTACATTTGCAGTAAATCCAGTTTGAGCACCAGTGAGTCTTGATCCAACTCTAACGTCTCCTGCTACATTATATGTAGTTAATTGAGTTGTGTTTGAAGATTTCACATACACGAAATCGCTGGTATCGGTATTTGCAAATACCTTTTCACTGATCGAAAACGTTCCTGTTGCATTAGCCAATCCGTAAGTATACAAGAAACTTGAAGTGCTAACTGCATTTCCATTTGCATCTTGACCAGGAGTGATATTTACACTTATGCTGGAATCTGTATTATTTGCATTAGCATCCGCAATAGTAATTCCTACACCAGGAACATTAAGATTTAAATCTATATTTTTAATGATTCCAGTATTAGCACTATATGTTGGTCCGAAGAACCAAGTTTTCATAGTAAAGGTAAGAGTCCAGATAATTGCTCTACGTTCAGTAAATGTACCCTCGTAAGTATCAACTTGGTCTATAGTATCTAATGTAATAGGAACATCGTACTTTAAATTCATATCTGGATTTAGATTTAATGTTGCCTGCCAAGAAGGTCCAAAGTAAGGCAAGATCTGTTCCACAATGTATGTACCATCAGTTACATTTTTAACCATGATTGACATTGTAAAGGATATGTTATATGGTACTGGTGAATATTGGTATCGTGCGCCAGTAGGATCATTCGGATTCTGAACGGTTATCCTATTTGTTGCTGGCATTCTACGAGTTGAGTCGTAATACAAACCAGTCATTTCAAATGTGATGCGTGGTAACTGTATAGCGATTCTACGATCTAAGTTTGGGTTACCCTCAAGTCGTGCAAGAAACTTTTCTCTTGGTCCATAGTTTAATGGAACCTTGGCTGACTGTATAAGATTACCCTGTAGGTCGAATCTATTTAACCAAATATTATTA